ACGGTAAGGATATGAAGTGGGAGATAGAGAAGAAAAAGAAGGGCACATTTGCAATCAAAAACAGGCTAAACACTTTCAAACTTCGTGACACTACTCAGGGTCAGGATGATTGGGAAGCTGGATTAAAGGAGAAGTATGCAATCTAATAAACTGGACATATTAAAGGATTTATTCTTTGGGTTTGGTAGAGACCCTCACGTTAACAAGGGAATATTTGACCACTATCTAAGTAAGTCTTCAGATACTGAGCCGTGGATACTAAGGAAGGCTGTAGATGAGCTTTTATCTGGATGTCAGAGTTTACCTAGAGTTAACGATTTATTAAATGCTATAAAGAGATATACACCAGCTAGAACGATAGGGTCTAAAGATTGTCCTATGTGTGGTAGAACTGGTTTGATATATAACATATTTTGTTTCAAGCAGGGTGGTGGGCGTAGGGAAATTATGAGTATGTCCCATAGCATCGTGGAAGGTGCTAACTACAAGTCTATGATTATAGGTCGCTGTAAGTGTCCAAATGGGGAGCAGTATGCAAAATCATCAAATTCAAATTTAAGCACACCCGTTGACCCACCTAGCTACCTAAAAAAACCAGCAAAGGACAATGGCTGGGATTGTGGCTTCCAGTCTGATGTTTTCGCAAATAAACTTAACAGGGATGCTAATTCTTTTGAGAAATCGGTAGCTCCACTGGTAGACACGTTAAATAGTTTAGGGCTTAACACATATGTTATTGGTAGCCCAGAGGATGTTAATAAACTGCCTGAAGATTTACTTGATAAAAATGACAAAATCTGAACTTGTACATAAGGTGAAAATATTAGAAACAATAAATAGCGATCTAGATATTGCCTTAGATGATGCACTTGAGGAAATTAAAGACCTCAAGGGTGAGCTTTCCTTGGCACGTACTATCATAAGAAAAACATTTGAAGGTGAGGGTGGGGCTATTTTTATGGATGATTTAAAGGACATTGAATTTTCAGAAGACGGTGAACTCTCAAAGGATGGTCTTAAAATGCTTATAAGGGCTGGAATGGATCAGGATGATATAAAAGCGTTGGTTAACAAGGGAGATGAGATTGTTGAATGGCTAAAGGAAAAGGGAATCAAGCTCGATTCTGGTGGAAATTTAGAGGACAATTAATATAAGGAGATGAAAATGAAACATCAAACGCCAAGTATGGCAGACACGTTAGCATCTAACGGTGAACTTACACTTAAAAAGAAGGAATCTAAAGATTCCAAATCTAGTATAAATAATATTGGTACTGGTATATGGAATCCTTTAACTCAAAAATATGTTGGCAAGGGTCACTATGGTAAGCTTAAAAGGGATGGGATTGAACTCTGTCAGCTTGAAAGGAATAGTTGGATAAACGGGTTTAACGGGACACTTACTGAGGAAGAATTTTTAAACCAGCCACATATCAAAATGCTCTGTGAAAGTAAAAACACTCCCTTAGTTGTCCCAGTTGCAGAAGTCGAACATAATTTAGAAAGCACTATTATAACTCAAGCCAAACAAATGGATGAAATGACTAGGGCTTTAGGTTTGGCAAATTCAGAAGTGCGACATTTGAAACACGAATTTGAAATACTCAAAGAGTCAGCGTTGGAGTTACAGCAAATTTCAAATAAAATAATTAAACATTCTGATGATGTAATAGGGTTAGATGATAAAACCCCCTTCTAAATCGAACCCCTCTACATCTGGGTTTTTTTATACAGAAGACCATTCAATAGGTCAGTTTGATTTCAATGCTGAAGCATATATTGATGAACAGATTAAATTGGCTAACCGTGTGGAAGATATGACTGGGGTTGCTTTCTGGGGAACTAAAAATAAGTTCTCTAAGTACGACTATCATTTATGTAAGGAAAATGACCCTAAAAAATTTATAGGATCGGGTACTGTAGTCCCAGCTATCCCTATGTATTGGCAGAAAGTAGATGGATTAGCAGAACTTAAATATAGAAAAGTTTCGTCAGACTATTTCAATATGACTCTACTAGATGCTGATAAAATAAAGGAAATGGTAGTTCATTCTAGAGATATGGGGATGCCTAGTTGGATCATATGGGCATTCACCGATTGTGATATGTACTATAAAGTCAATCCAGAACATAGCTTTACAATGATGCTGGGACGCAATACCCAAACAACAGAAGACTTGCCAGAAGAATACAAACCACAAATGTTAATACCTATGAAATATCTAAAGGTCTGTACTCCAGATATGTTCAATTTCGGGGGTGTTTAGGTATGGCTGGTATCGAGATATGCCGTTAAACGGCAAATATGGAAGTCAAATATTAATAAAATCTCTTATTTTAGGGTAAAATGAACGAAGCTATAAAATATATAGAAAAGAATTATCCTCAAACTGCTAGAGCATTTAAGAGTATACAGCACGACCAGTATGTCTTGTTTTGCAAAAAGCAGAAAGACTATGGACATCACAATTTGTCTTTAGGTGGGGATATGGATAAGGAAGATGACAGGGGTTTTGCAATAAGTGGTGTAATTATCAGGATGCACGATAAGATGAGCCGTATGCTGAACTTAGTACGTAAACAGTTAATCCCAGAGAATGAGCCTTTAGAAGATGCGTTTCAAGATATTTCAATTTACGGAATTATTGCACGTATCATCAAAGAAGGTAGCTGGGGTAAATAAAAAAAGGAGAGTTATGTTTGAAGTCAAAAGAATAAACAATGTGGATTGGGGCGAAAAATCAATAGTTCGTGCCACGCTAGACCTGATTATAATACCTCACGGTATTGTACTAAAGGATTGTATGCTCAAAGAAGGTAAATATGGATTTTTTGTTACCAGTCCATCCCAGCCACTAAAAAAACCTTGGACTGATGATAGTGGCAAAACCCACGAGTATAAAGATTGTGCATTCTTCCCAAAAGAAATTAGGGACGAGCTAGTTAAGGTCGTTGTGGAAGCCTATGATCCAGCAGGGAAAACACATACAGCCACTAAGACCTTGCAGGATTTAGAGGAAGAAATTCCGTTTTAGTGAATACTGAAGCTCTTACGTTAGCCAATCGAGGGCTGGTAGAACGTGTAAACGCTTTATCAGTCCAAGTGGCTAAACAAGAAAGGATACTCAATCTGTGTTTTGAGTTTATATCAAACTTTAATCATTTCGTACCACGTATGGCTCAAGAATTTCAAGCTGAAATAAAGAAAATTGAGGAGGATGATTATGTCGATCTCATCCGATAAAGATAAGGCAATAGCAAAAGCTGAATCTGAAGCTAAACGCCAAAAAAAGAAATCTGGTAGACCTGATGATAATACTGGTGAAAGATATGTCACTGGATATGAGGGTCAGAGATTCCAAGGCAAGGGGGATAGTTACCGAGTTATTGATGGCTGGTATTCAGATGAGATGAAAAAAAAGTTTGATAAGATATTTGAGAAACGCCAGAAGGAATATAAGGAAAACTCTACGGCTACCCCACCACCAAAATTTGATGAGAAAGAAACCAAGTAAGAAAACTATGCGAAGAAGGTTAGATAACGTGGTCAGGGACTACGTTAAGCTTCGTGATCAGAACGTCTGCCAGACTTGTTTTATACACAAAGATTCCACGCCACAACAATCCTTGGATTGGTCGCACTATATCTCACGTAGATACTCAATATTAAGATATGACCAGAGGAATGGTCTGGCTCAGTGTAGGAAATGCCATAATCAGTATGGGGATGGATTTAACTCACCTATGCAAAAGGCTATAGATAGAATTTGGGGAGAGGGTACAGTAGGAAAGCTTGAAAAGATCGCTATGCAGTATCCCACCATAAAAGGAACTCCACTAGACACCGTTGATTTCCGTTTGGAACTTGAGGAATATTACAAGCAGTTGGTTAAGTATCTGGAAAAGGGTATATCCCCAGATGAGGTTATGAAAACTGTAGAATCAAGCTGGGGGCTGGAGATTGAACATTGCTTACAAGGAAAAATATGATAACAGAGCCAGACATAAAAAGAATCAAAGAATCACTTAAACCAGCCAAATGTGTTGAGTGCTTCCAACCCTTAGAGATGGGTCATATATGTGATCCCTGCCAGAACCTAATATCCAACCTTCCAGACTTAGAATGAACTGTTGGCATTGTAATACACAGCTTGTTTGGGGAGGTGACCACGAATTTGAAGATTATGGGATGGAAGGTGAGGGAATAGTTTCCAATCTATCTTGTCAAAAATGTCCTACGTTTGTATTGGTTTATTATGATTTAGAAAAGGAGAATGATGAAATATCCACACATAGTTAAAGGCTCTACATATGGCAGGGTCTATCAGGTTGAGAAAGGTTTGTTCTTTCCATCTGTCACTACTGTATTGAAATACGGACTGCCTACTCAGGAGTTTCTGATGAAATGGATGATTGAAACAGCTAAAGGGGATTATGATAGATATATTCGCCACTCTGGGGAAGCTTCAGAAGTTGGAACGGCTGTGCATTCACTGGCTGAAAGAGTTCTAGCTGGTGAGGTTGTAGAGATTTCAGATAACCCTCTGGATTATGTGTCTGGGAAGGGTTATTATCCTACTAACAGCACTTTGGTTCAGATCAGGAAAGGACTTCAATCATTTATGGCATTCTGGAATAACAATAAGCCAGAGATTGAGTTGGTGGAACAGATGATGTACAGCACGGAACAGTATAAGGGTAGCTATATGTTTCCATTCGCTGGTAGATGTGATTTGATCTGCACGATTAAGGGTGAAAGATGGCTTTTGGATATTAAGACCAGTAAGGTAGTGAAAGACGTTTTAAGCTATCAAATCCAGCTCTCTATGTACACGGCAATACATAACCAAAACAATCCAAAGAAGAAGATTGACAGGATGGGCATTCTCTGGGCAAAAAAGGATTTTCGTGGAGTTAACTCGCCTAAGTCTGTATTAACTCCTATAGAGTATGACTATAGACCTGACTTAATCAAACCTGTATATACAATCTTCCAAGAAGTCTACGATGGCTTTGAACTAGGTAAGCCAAAGATCAAAGAACCAGCACCAAAGTCATTCAGCCTTGAAGCATAAGGACATCCTATCAGCCATAGATGAAAAACTGGAGCAGAAGATCAGGGATGTTAAAATTAAGACTATCTGGGATGTGATGAAAACGTGGACGGATATATCATATGCTAAACGTGTAGAGCATTTGATGAAAGAGTTCCACTTATCCTATGGTAGGATAGAGAATATAATTTATGAAGAAGAAGATTAAATATGCGAGATAGTGTCAACCAACACGCCAGACTGATTCTCTGGAACTGTAGGCATACAATCCTACTCTCGCTCCCAACTAAAGGGGGTACGCTCCAACCTTGATGATACAGCATAGCAAATCTGCAAATCCACATAGCTATCCCCTTTCAACTTGTTATAAATGTGAAGCAGTGATAGATGAGGATGATGTTATCTGCTGTCTATGTATAGATGACACGGATGGTAGAAACCAGCATTTCTGGGATATTAAAAATGAGGGGATTAAATGAAAAACGTAGAACTAGCAACAATAAGTGTCTGGATCGGATTAACTACATTTTGTATCCTATTCTGGATAGCAGTAATAAGACTTATATGATATTCAACATAGAGATACCTCTAAAGAACAAAACACTCAAGAAGATCAAGAGGGGGGACTCAGTACGTTCAGTAATCAATCTAGATGGGATAGATATTCGTATAGAAATAAAAAAGGGTGACACTGAGAGCATCACCCTTTCAACTTCACCGGAGTAAGGTTTAGAAAGTAATACCAGCCTTTAGAAGCTTATTGTAGGTAGGCACATCCTCACTTACATTCCAGAGCATCTCCAGATACTCCAGACACTTCAACGCCTGGCCACTCATAACCTTCTTACCAGACTCTATCTCAGAGATTCTGATCCCAGACTTATAGCCCAGTAGTTCAGCCATTTTAACCTGTGATACACCCATCCGTTTACGTAGTTTTATTAGTCTATCCATCAGTTTACTTATTCTCCTTATTGTCCAATTTAATAAATTCCACTACTGCTTGGTGTACTTCTTCTATTGTGCTAAACAAAGAAAGATAAAGTAATTGTTGAGGTACACCTTGATGTCTCATTTCTATTTCCTCAACTACAGGCATTAACGAGTCCCACGATTTATGATATGTCAAGTCATCAGTAACATTCGTGTATAGTGTTGAATGATATTCTTCCCTATCATCACAGGGATTTAATCCCATAAATATTGCAATTAGTTTATTGTTTTCTTTTAACTGGGATATTATACCTGTGTGTTCAGGATGTGCTTTTACTGGTTCAGGTTCAACTGGTACAGGTTTATTACATTTAGGACAAAATACAACTTCTTCAGCAGTATCCTCCCCCGTTGCAACTGATACTGTATCAATTATTTCTGATGTTTTAAATAATTGATTACATTTATAACATTGGTGTTCATATTCCAGAACGCTGATTCTATCATCAACAGTCACGCTGACAGTCTTCAGTAGTTTACAGGCATCAACACCAGTATCACCAGCACCAGCCATATCAACCAGAAGACCTCTAACGTGCTCACGGTCTTCAGATATAATATCCCAAACCCACTCATCTACTTCGTCTTCTTCGTGATTGTGTTTAAGTCTAGCTGTAGCTGGTTTTATTCCATTTCTATAATCTGTATCATATCCACCAAAAGTATTCCATCCACTAACCATAACTTTATCATCTTCAGCATATAGGTAGATAGTATGTTGATTACCATTTAGATCGTTGATTGTAAGTTTCATATTTGCTTCTCCTAAGTTAAGTGACCAGTCTCATCAGACAGGGCAGGTCAGTCCCCTGTAACCCCCGAAGGGGTTTCGACTATTTACCTTCTTTAGAGTACCTTGCCGATCTAACACCCTCGTCTGCTTTCTCCATAATCCAAGTAGCAATACGGTTTCTGAACTTAGCCTTAGAGGTGTCACCCACGTTTGTTGTAAGTCCAATATGGGATCGTATATCATCAATAGTCAGGTTTCTCTCTCGTAGATCATCACCATAACCTTCTTCCCAGCTCTGGATATATACCCTACAGTGACCTAGACGATTCCACACCTGATAACGTCTGTACACTTCCCAGACATTTTCCTCGGTGATCTTACCTATATCAATCATCATACTACCCCATACAAGTTTATCAGTAACGTGGTTATTACGGACATAACAACCTTCCTCTTTATCCCACCAGAGATAGGCTTCATAAGGTATCCCAGCTTTCAATTCAGTTTCACCGTATGTAAAATCCAAATCAGGGTGATGCTCTTTAACTGTAGCTGTGATGTACTGTTTGTCGTGCCTTATGAGGTAAGGTCTTCCAAGGCATTCTTTTGCGTTCCAATGTAACATATGTTTCTCCTTTTTTAGTATGTAAAACCGATGTAAACGGTCTTGGTTGATTTAACAAATCTCTCGTTACCTGTCTCAAAGTTCTCACAGTAGTAACCCTTTCTGGCTCTATCGTAGTCAACTTTAACGTAAACTGACTTACCTTCTGGGGCTAGTTTGAAGAACTCATCTTTAGGTATCTTGTTAAGTTTGGACTCTACTACTATATCAGTAGCAGTTCCGTCTAGATTACCGTAGTCCTCTTGCAGTTCTGGTGCAATTGGCACTTCGATAATACTTCCCATTATTTTACCTCCTCTTCTACTACTTCTACATCACCTGTATAGTTTATATTTCCATTATAGAATTGGTCTAATATCCATTGTTCTGCTGATTCTTTAGATTCAGCCATAACTCCCCAACTCCCTGTTATAGTTACACTATATTCTTTTTCTTCCATCATTTTCCCTGTTATTTTAATTCCCATTTGCTTCTCCTAGGTTAATTAAGCCATTGTTGGCGTGGGATATATTACTCTAAGCATAAGATATAAGTCAACACTTAATCACAAGAAAGTATACATTCTGGACGACAAAAAAGTTTACAGGGGTAAAAAGGTATATCTCAGGTGGCTTTACACCGTTTCACGACTGGAGATAGATTGGTACGTGTCAAGGATTAGGGGGATTTAATCCCACTTTTATCGGGGAGAAATAAACTATTTACACTACTCTGTGAAAACCGAGGAAACAAAAGACTTGACAGCACCTTAAATTCTCAAGTATGCACGAAGCCTTATATATAGTAGTGGGAGCAGTGGTAGGTGGAACACTCTGCACGATTGGATTTGGACTCGGAGCATTCTACATAAAAAGCACCTACATAGAGTTAACTCAACCTCACACTATTACTCCTAATACTATAGGGGATAACACAAAGGAAGAACTAGAGCCAGAAGCATACAACTGGGACACCTACAGAGACTACAACAAACCAGTAGATGAACCAGAGAGCTTTGAAGAGGCTAATTAGAAGACTTGTTAATACCAAGACAACCTTTCAATGCCAGAGATGTGGAAAGATAATAAGGAACGGAAATGAATATCAATATAGACAATCACAGTATATCAAAGACTATGCCCCAGAAATTCAACGGCTATGCAGAAACTGTATCTATGCTGAATCGTTTGGTAATAAAGGTATAAACGTGAGGAAAAAGAACAACCAGATTGAAGAAGAAACCATACTATATAAGGACGTAAAGTGAAAGAAACCTTGGACAAAGCAGGAATTACTACCTCTGAGGAGGATACTCCAGTAAAACAGGGTTATAAACAAGGAGAGAGCAGAGACTCAAAAGGTCGCTGGTCTAAAGGTATATCTGGCAACCCTAACGGTAGACCACCAGCAGGGAAGACAGTCGTGGATCAGTTCAGGGATAACCCTCAAGTCAGTAGCGTTATAACGAAGCTTTTCAAGGTAGCTGACACCTTGGGTACAGATAACCCAGATAAGGATGCGTTGGCATCAGCAAAGCTTATTATTGAACGTATCATTCCATCACTCAAGAGCAGTGACCTCCAGATCGAAACAACTGAGAAAGGCTACGTGGTACTGCCAGAGACAGAGGAGGATGAATGACCCACTCGACTACAAGTCAAGTGCTTCACGACCAGAGTGTTGCCAAAAGTACCAGATATGGCATCACACACAGTAATAAGGTACAGGTACATATAAATCGTCAGCCTGATCTGATTCCAGAAATCCTCGACGGTGAAGTGACGTATGTAGTATATACCCATCAACAGTAGGATTACAGCAAAGCTTGATTACAAATAATTTTTTAAAGGAATATTAGAAATGACCTTACTTGCAAAGTTAAAAAAGAAAAGATTAGCCAAGAAGTGGAAAAAGTCCTACGGGAAATACCAAATTGCTAGAGATGAATATCAGTCTTTTATGAAAAACAACCCAAATCAAACTGACCCTAAAGCTATAGCTGAAGCTAAAAGATTAAAAGAAATACAAAATAGGCTTTATAAGGAATCAAATGCCTTACAGGATCAGAGATAATTAAATAATTTTTAAAAAGGATATTAGATATGGGTGAAGTTAAACAGAGACGGTTTAAGAAAAATATAAAAGTAGGAAAGAAAAAGCGTAGAAAGCTTATAGAAAGTATTTTATCAGGAAATGATAATAAGCCCCGTGGTTTTCAAAATAGTGCCAAAAACCTCACTGGTGAATATGAAAGCCCACCTGGAAAATTTAATATAACAGATGTTGTCAAGAAGACTGACAGAATTAATTATTATAAAAAGAAATTGAAAAAATGAACATTTTATGGCAACCACATCCGGGAATGCAAACTAAGGCTCTATCACAGCCAGACTCTGTATTTGAAATAAATTATGGTGGAGCTAGGGGTGGTGGTAAAACTTCTGCTGGAATTGCTTATTTATTGAAAGGCACGGAAGATCCCGGCTTTACTGCTTTGGTGATTAGACGCAATCACACAGACCTACGTCAATGGATAGATGAAGCACGTAAGATTTATGTGCACGCAAAGGTCTCAGGTAAACCAACTGTATTTGAATTTCCCTCGGGAGCAAAGATTTATACTGGTCACCTCAAGGATTCCGATGCCTACACTCAGTTCCAAGGTTGGAACATCACACGGTTACTGATTGAAGAACTTGGTCAAATACCACGTGAAGAAGATTATTTAAAACTTCTATCCTCCGTGCGTTCTACTTGTTCTATTTCACCTCAAGTATTTACCACCTGTAACCCCGGAAATGTGGGACATCAGTGGATTAAACGCAGATGGCAGATAGGTATTAAGGAATCAAATAAAGCTTTTACAGACCCCGTTTCAAAAAGGAAAAGAATTTATATACCAGCAACAATAGATGACAACCCATCACTCCAGAAATCTGACCCTTCTTATGTGCAGTATTTAGATTCACTTCCAGAACCACTTCGCAGTATGTGGCGTTTGGGTGACTGGGATGTATTTGCTGGTGCTTACTTTGCTGAGTGGAATCCAGCATATCATATTATGGGGGAAGAAGATGCTAAAAAATTGGGGTTCGGTTCTGAGATTAATCATAGATATATTGGTTTTGATTGGGGTTACAGTGCTCCTCACTGTGCTATATGGCTTGAAGTCACTCCGAAGAACCGTGTATTTGTTTATGACGAAATATATGGGAAGGAAAAGCACCCTATGGAAGTGGGGGAACTCATATATAAAAAGAATCACGGAAAGAATATCAATATGACACTGGGTGATCCCAGTATGTGGATTCGCAATCCAATATCTTGGCGTAAGGAAGAAACCTCAATGTATAGTGATGCTTCAATAGCCCACGCACTGCAGGGTGACCAGAGCCAGCCTTTAGTTCCAAACTTAGTCCCGGCTAATAATTCACGAATTTCGGGATGGCGTAATATGGCACAGCTTATGAAGGTTACAGATAAGCCCCCTAATTTTATTATTATTAAAAACTGTGCTCCTAATCTAGCCAGAACCATACCTGAGATGATTATTGATGAAAAACGTCCAGAGGATTTAGATACCACACTTGACGATCACGCTGTAGATGCTTGTAGGTATGGGCTAACACATTGTGAATCTCCAATGGAAGCTGTGATTAAGAAAACCAAAGATCAAATA